CAACTGCTTCTTCTGTCAAAGAAAACGCAAGAGCTATGGTTTCATGGCTATATCTAGCCACCCATGCTTCTGATGAAGTGTCGTAATCAACGCCTGATCCTTCCTGTTTCGTTGGGGCATTTCCAAATCCGACCAGCATGACCTCTTCTTCAAAAGCACGATCAGAACTTTCAGTATCAAAAACTTCTGAATATTCCTTTGCGTATTTTGCGTATTCGAGACCAAAGAGGGCATGAAGTCCAGGTTCTAATTCTCGCACAAGTTGCGATCTTGAAATAGCCATTATTCAGTCCTCAATTACTATGCTAAACCAGCAGTTCCGCCACTATACAATTGGTTGTTAAAAACAACAACAACATTTGTATTAGCGGTAGCCACATCAGAATTGGCTGGATCTTGAGATATATCCATTGCCTTGATAGGCAAATTTGAAGTTGTAGCTCCAGTGGTTACATCAAGTTCCATCCTTGACCATCCAGAATTGGTATCCCCAACTGGTGAGTTGTCAACTATATCAAAGTTGCCAAACAAATCAGCTACTGGGAATATTGCGTCAGCTTGCATTTCAAACATGACATTTGGATCATCAACGACATTAGCCATAATATCCGATGCGTTGGTACTAGCAGGGTAGTAATTACTATAGGTCGGCTTTGAGGTCGTAGGATCGGTATAGAAACAACCAAGGAACACACCTAATACTGGATCAGTGTTGCTTGCTGCAACTCTGGTAATAGTACCAGCAGTTGCAATTTCAACCATATCTCCCATAAAAATATTTGTGTCATAATTAGCTGTAATTCTATAGCGGTTTGAGCCTCCCGAAAAAGGCTCTCCACTTACCATCCTAATCGGTCTCATTCCAAAAGGGGCATCTTTATTTGCCATAAAAATTATCCTTTATTGCCAACAGGTTAAAACAAAGACAAAATCAGCTTATTCTTCCAAATTAGCTGGTTTTTGTCCGCCAAATGTGACTTTAGTCCGTCTTTCAGGTTTGTGAATCGGCATTGAAGGGTGTTCTTCCTTAAAAAGATCATTGTCAACAGCGTCCATTTGCTCTTGGGTTCTTTGATTATAGTATGCTTCTCTTTCCCTTACTGTTTCGATAGGGATTCGAGCCAACAATAATCCGCCCTGACCAATAATGCCAGCATGTTTTCCTTCTTCAATGACTGGAGTGCCATTCCAATCTGGATATTCTTCAGCCCTGACAAGCTCGAACCCTTCGCGGATTCGATTGGTCATGTTTTTTACATCTGGCTCATTGAGAATAGACTCTCTGATCCAACGATGCTTATAACCATCGGGGGGTGAAGGAGCATCCAAAATATTAGGCGGTCTCCAGGGTTGTCGTCGTTCTATACTAGAACGAGAACTCGATTCGCGAGTTGAGCGATCAATAGTTTGTCCTTCATTTAAATTATCAGACATAGCAACTCCTTAATTTTAACCTAAATTGACGTACTTAGCGTACTCTTCCAGTGGCACATTGAGTTTTTTAGCAATAGCCACCTGAGATGGAGTAAGTCTTACGCCCTTCTTCTTGCGCCCAGTTGATTTATTAGCAGAGGCAACAGTTTGAGCGATTTTCCGTTGTCCTGTAGGTTTTTCTTCTTCATTAAATCTGTGTGGGAATGCATTTCGCATTCTTTTATCTATTTCATCATAGTATTCATCTGAGTTTGCGTCAAATCCTTCTTTCTCTATAAGATTTGCATGAATGCCAAAAGATGCATAAGTCATAACTTCATCAGCGCCAAACCAGTCATTTTTGCGAGCCCATTCTTCAGCCTTTGGATCCACTGGCTGATTTGGCGCTTGCATGTTTGGTGCTTGCATGTTGTTTGCTTGACCTGCTTGTTGTTGTTGAGCCATTTTTGCATAGGCTTCTTGTTGTTGTTTCTGTACTTCTTGCTGTTGTTTGGTCATGCGGATGCGCTCTTCTTCAACAGCAACTTGGGCTAAAACCTTGTTCGCTGCAATAATTTTTGTCGAATCTCCAGCATCAAGCGCATTTTTCAGCTCTTTTTCGGCAGCCTGTCCTTGAACAGTAACCCTGTTTTCATACTCAGAAATATAATTTTGATCCAAGGTATTTGCCCTAGATTTTATTGCATCAATCTCAGATCTTACATTATTGGCATACTCAAGCGCTGTAGCTTCTCTTCGTTCTGTCTCTCTTAGCCTTCTAGTAAGTTTGTCGATTCTTTTTTTGACATTTTTAGAATAGCTTTCAAGTTCTTCTTCTGGTTGGGAGCTTTCTGTTGTTGCCTCATCTTCAACTGTTCTGATATTTGATTCTTCCAAAGTGACTATGGTTTCTTTTTCATCTTCACCAACAGGGATCATTGGTTCTTCGGCTTCGGTTTTTTGTTTTTCAACTGCTTCTGGCATGGTTATTTCTCCATGGTTGCATGTGCATATTTATGCGACATGTGTTATATCATCAGGATTTAGTATGGTAGCTAAAACCTCATCATCATTAATAATACGAACTTCTGCATCATCTTCAAGTCTAAACCTGGCTCCTGAGTAACGACCAATCAAAACCCAGTCTCTTTCCTGACACCATTTTACGTCAGCACCAAACTTATTGGTATCTTTATAACATAACGGACCCATTTTTAAAACATAAGCGACAACTGTTGTTAAGGCTCTTTTCTCCAGTGTTGCTTCTGTCAACATAATTCCGCCATCAGTTACTGCTTTGCCTTTATAGGGCAAAACCAACAATCTCCATCCAGTGGGAGCTGGCATTCTTTCCAATAATGATCTTGACAAAAGGGTTGGATCCAAAACCTTTTCTTCTGCCTCAACATAAGCCTCTTCAACAGTTTTTTTTGGTTCTTCCTTTGGCTCGTCCTTCAGTTCTTTTTGTTTCAAGGCGTTCTGCTTCGCCATTTCCTGTTCCTTTTTTATGTGTGTAGGAACCAACAAACCATTACTCATCGTCTAACATCTCCGCATTTTTTAATACAGTTCTTAGCTCCTGCTCAACAAAAGACATGCCCATTATTTCGCCAACCAAAGAACGATATTCTTCCATATTTTTAACATTTCCAGACGTAAGAAGCCCACCAATCTGGTCTCTTCTGTCTCTAATTGTTTTAAGAATGAATTGTGAAAGGGAAATTAGATCCATTATTTACCGCGTCTAATGTCTGATTCTTTAAAGTCGGCTTGTTGGTCAAGTTTTTCCAGTGCGACATCTATCTTGTCGTCTGCTATTTGTTCTTGGGAGCCAATTTTTTCTCTTGATATTTGTTCGCCACTTCTTATTTTTTCAACTTCAACACCCTGTTTTGAGTCAAATTCGCGTGATTTTCGTTCAATATCAGCTCCTTTGATGGCTAATTCCTGTCTTCTGAGCGTTACTAGCGGGTCTTCCTGTTGCGGAGGAGCTATATTTTGATTAATTTTCGTTATTTCCTGTGCAATTATGGGGCTGGCTGCATTATCAATCATGTTTTTGATGTTCATTTGCATTTCTGGAGTCATATTACCACCACTTTGCATTAAAATCTGCTGTATTTGGGGTTGCATTTGCTGTTCTATAGCAGCTTTTACCTTTAAAGACACATGTTGATACATCTGCGACACCAAAGTTGAGTAAATTGCCATATTTGACTGCGCTGGCATCGTTTGCAAAACAGATATGTATGTTTGAATGTAAGCATCGTGATCCTGACCAGGGAAAGCCTGAACAGACTGACCTTTAAGAATATTTTGAGCATCTGTAGCTGGATCACTCGGTTCTGGTTCTTGCGGTGGTGATAAAATAGAATCAATATCCTGCACTCCCAATGCTTCATACATACGTTTGTAAGCCTGATACATTCCTTGTGGACCATGAACTTCTGGGTTTGACTGAACAAGCTGTAATTGGGTTTGCGCCATCATAATCCTTTGGCTCATTGAGAAAATATTTGGATCGGAAACAGGAACAATATCAACACGATCATCAAAATCCATGGCTTTTATCTGTTGTTGACCACCAATTATCTGATAGGGATACTCTGGCGGCAAGTATTGGGCGAAAACGCGAGCTAAAATGTTAAATTCAACCTTTTGTGCGTAATGAAGCCTTTTATGGATGGCTGACATGACCTTGGTTCCCCTTTCCAGCATGGCAACAGTGGTTCCAACAGGCATCGCTTGGTTGGAATCAGCCACTTTCATGTCGGCAATTGACGCAAAACGCCTTCCAGAATCGACCAAAATGCCCAAAAGGTTCAATAATGTTGCTGATGGCTCTTTAAATGGCAATGGCATGAGTGCATCACGCAAACTTCCGCCTGGAGCATCAACATCCCTAAATTCACCTGGTCGCAGTGGTTCGTCTTCATTTCTGACCCTTATGCCTCTGGCTTTAAAGCCTGCTGGCAGGTTTGCAAGTGTTCCAGCATCAATCAACTGCCTTAAAATAGACGTTGATGATTGGGTTAAGCCACCAATCATGTGGGTTAAGCCAAAACCATAAAAACCAAGACCAGGTAAAAATTTGTAATGCACAAAATATTGTATTTTCATGCGACGAGGATCAGTTTGAGCCCAATTTCGCCTGATCGCTAAAATTTTTGTGCTGTCTTCATCGATAGTAACGATATATGGCAGTCTTATGCCAGTCATTTCTCCATTTTGGTCAACATCTTCAAAACCAGGGAGATCAAGGTCGGTATGAACTTCATATAAGCCATATTCTTGGTCGGAAACACCAGTTGGCTCAACTCCTTGAGCTTCATCAATTGCAGACTGAACTTCCAAGCCAGAAGAAGTGTTTACTTCTGGATTAATTTCTATATCTCTATAAAAGCCAGATGCTTGAAGTTTTTTGAGCTCGTTGTCGAGCATTCTGACAATGTGAGTAATTCTGGAGCAGGTTAAAAGATCGGTTGCTGTATATGGAACAAGCAAATCTTCGGCTGCCACAAAATTTGAAACAGCTCTTTCCATGGTTTGATTGTAATAAACCTTTTTAAACGCGCTACCAGAAAGTGGCAAATAGAAAAGAAGCTGGTCAAGCTCTGGATCGTACTCTTCCATCACATGCATGATTTGGTAGTTCATAAACTCCTTAACACGCTCTGCTTGGGCAGTCGTTTCTTTAGTTGCAACACCTAAAACCTGTGTTTTGACTGGTCCCGATGCTGGCAATAGCTCTTTGTATGCTTGAGCTTGAAATTGTGTTATAGATTCTGCCAAAAGCGGATGATGAACGCCTGAAGATCCTTCAAATGGCTGCGATCTTTCTTCGTTTTTGAAACCAAGCAGTTTTATGCCATTGCTGTATGTTTCTTCCCAGTCTTTCCTAGAAGATTTGTCTTCTTCAATGCCAGAAATCAGATCAGAAGAAACTCCCATTAGCTCGGAGTCGTCTATATATTCAGACAGGTTTGCATCAAATGGGACTTCTTCGCCACCATCCATCTCAGCACCAAGAATGGCGCTACCATCTTCCTGCATCTGTATTAATGCATTTTCCAGAAGATCGGAATCTGGCAATTCTACCATTTCAGGAGCTATTTGGAGGTCTTCAAGGTTTTCGGAAGCTCCATTTATTCTTTTGTCAATATTATCAGCCATTTTTAATAATAGGTTCTTGCCTGTGGTGGAAACTCATCTTCCTTGTAATCGCTGGGCAATGGTAAATATCCTCCCTGCCTAAATCTTAACAAGGCTTGTGTTGTGCTGTCCACATAATCATCGTGGTCGCCAAACGGAAAAGCTGCACATTCTTCAATTACTTCTTCTGAAAATTTAAAATGAATTGGAGCCCAAACCTGTCCAGACTCAAACATTGGAGCTACAGCATTGACTCTAGCATGTTTATCATTGCCTCTTGATGGAGAAAAGTTTACCACTGGGATACCTATTTGTCTCAATTCATGGGTAAGCGGAAGCCCAGAAGCCTTGGCTTCAACAATCACCATTTCTGGATCCCAATAGCGATATTCCTTTGCAGCAATTTTTTTTAGCTCTGGAAATTCCCAACGACCTCTCTTTGCATCCATCAATATCAAGGAAGCGCCTTCGTCTTCATTCGGATAAAAAACGCCCCAAGTGGTTATTGCTGAATAATCTGCACTTTCTTTTTTCAAAAAAGCGGTATCGTAGCTTTGAATAATATATTCAACTGGAGGTATTGTTTCTCCTTCCCAAGATCGCCACCATTCCCTTTTGATGATTGCTCCCTCTTCGGAAGTTGGTTGTTGCATCCATTGTGCGTTCCAGTGGGCTACGGAAAGCGATTCTTTGACCGCCAATAATTCTTCTTTCTTCCAAAACTCACCCCAAAGCGGATTTCCTGTCTCTGGAAAGATGGCTGGAAACTCAACCACTTCCCATTTATCGGAATATTCTCCTGCTTGCTTACTCAGCAACTTTCCTGTTAAGTCCTTGGTGCTCCATCTGGTCATTACGATAACAATGGCTCCACCAGGCTGTAATCTTTGTCTTGGACCAGATAAATACCAGTCATACGCTTGCTCTAATGCGTTAGGGGACAAAGCATCCTGCTCCGAGTGGACATCATCGATTATCAGCAAATCAGCACCACGACCAGTTACAGCTCCGCCTGTACCAACAGCAAAATACTCACCGCCTTCTTCCGTTTCCCATCTTCCTGCTGATTTATTGTCAGCTCGCAATGTAACTTTTGGAAACAGGTCTTTGTATTCCATAGAGTCCATAAGGTTACGCATTTTGCGACCAAAACGCACAGCCAGCTCTGCGGTATGTGTTGTTTGGATAATTTTTAGATCTGGTTTTTTGCCAATCAGCCAAGCTGGAAACAAATAAGAAGCAAACTCGCTCTTTGTATGTCTTGGTGGCATGTTTACAATCAATCTTTTTATTTTGCCATCCGCTACAGCCTGTAGTTTTTCAGCAAAAATTTTATGATGCCTGCCTTCGATAAAGCCTTCCCAGATCAGCCTGACAAAATCCAAAAAATTACCTTGTGCCTGTTCTCTTCTGTCGATTTGCAACAATCTTTCCTGAAGAGCTAAAGTCTCTTTGAGTTGGTCTTCGGACAAAATATCCCAAACAGGCTTTTGTGATGACATTATGTTTTAAATTATGTAAATAACCCAAGACCTGGTTGGCTATAATTTTGAGGCGGTTGATAGTTGTCAAATCTTGAATTTAAAGCATTCATCCTATCTGACAAAGCCCTTATTTCCGCATTATAATTGGGTAAAGAGCCCAAACCTGAGGCTAAGTCGCCTTGGGTAAGATAACCACTTAA